TCGTCAACCAATGCCGCAAGACCCAATGGGTCCTTTGAGCTATTACCAGTCCCATCGGCATAGAAGATAGTACCAAGATCATCAGCCATATCTTCTGTGTCTGACTGGATTGTAAGTTTCATAAGGTCAAGTACCTTACTTTCTGTATCGGCAACTGAAAGTTCGTCACCAGGCAATGCAACCGTAATCTGGTAGAAGGATGGTGTGAACTCTAGATACTGGCGATTGTCCGTCGCAGCAGTGGAGAATGTGTCAAACCCACGGAACGATTGCCCTGTGGTGTTCTTTGATACCTTTACAGGTGATCTAAGAGTTCGTCCACTCCACTTTTTACCTGCTCGAACAATGCGCTGAAATAGCACATTTGAGTTAAGGACTGTGTCAACTACGAATGGCAAATACTTAGTTTGCACTGTAGTTTGAATCCTTTGTCCGTATAGTTCGGCCATAATTTAAGTGATGAATTAATATTATTTTTGCTACCAAGGTCTTTTAGCTGGATCGTCGAAATCCTTACTACTGGTAGCTTCATCTGACTTTTCCTCGACATCACCTTTTGCGGTTGTCGCGTCAGCAAGCTTCTTTAGATCCTTTTTATCTTTCGGTTTGGCACTTGTAGCGGCGGCATTCATCATTTGCCACCCAGCTTTATAGTTCCAACGGCCTTTAGAATCTACTAAATCGTTCTCGAGAACAAACTTCAAGAGTTTGTTTCGATCTACTTTGACTCCTTTAGGATTTAGAGTCTTATCATCCTGTATTGAAGATACTTGTTCGTTAAGGTATGTTGTCGCTTCATCGACTTTCTTCTGATCTTCATCCTGAGCCTTTTCGAATGTCTTTCTGATGTTTTCTTCGGCTTTGGCCATGAGCTCACCGTTATACTTCTGGAATGAAGCCCATTGTGCCTCATCGCCTCCGAACCAAGCAGGGACCTCTGTTGGTGCATCACTACTAGGAGCTGGAGTTTCTTTACCTTTACTAATCTCCTCTCGCAATGCCTTCATGTCGTTAGTGTGGCGTGTCTCCTGATCGTTGAAGCGCTTTTTCCAATCTTCTTCACGCTCCTGCCACCTTTTGACTGTTGGGTTATTAAGCCCACTCTCGTCGTCTTTCTTTCCCGCACCGCCATCTTTATCTGCGTCTGATTCCTCTTTAGACTCCTCAGACGAGGAAGCCGCGTCGGTGTCGTTTGTTTCTTCTTCGGTACTTTCTTCTTCAGTACCCTCTTCTTCTACCGGTGATGAGTCGGAAGGAGTATCATCTCCTCCGTTCGCCACTGGAAAGGCCGGTTGCCCTTCCGTTTTGAACTGCATCGAATTTTGATCTGACATAATATTATTGTTAAATGTTTATTGACTAGCGTGCCCTTTATTTTTGGTAGGTCTTGGGAAACGAGGAGACCCTTAAACTATTTTTCACTGTCTTTAGTCTCTACAGCCGGTCCTTGCGGATCAATGGCTATAATATCAAATTCTGCATCATTCTGAAATCTACTAATAGATATACCTGTCTGTTTCAATTTCAGTGTTATTGTATGTTCTTTGCCAATATCCCATTTCTTTGCTTCGGGAAGATGTACCAATTCAATTCGGAGATGAGGGAAGATCTTTTTGTTCTCAGACGATGGACCTATACCTAACTCATTACTCGATTTAGGTTTTATTTTTCTAAATGCCATATTACGTTTTTGGTTTTACTGGTGCTTTTTTAAGCATCGACCCACCCTCTTTCTTCTCTTTCGCTTTGTTTTCTGCTTTCTTATCTTCTGTTTCTAAATCTCGTTGGTGGGCACTCTCTTCTTTCTGTTCCTCTATTTGTGCTTCATTCTGGGCATTCTGTGCGAGTAGCTGTATTGCCTCCTGAACCAATGGATTGTCTTTGAAGAGTATATGAGGTGCATTTATCTCAAGCCAGTTATTTGCAGCCATCTCTTCGGGATTCGGGTATTCAAGTCTCTTATACATATCAATCGTTGACATTTTATTCACACCTGCAAGCTCTATGGCTTGATTTGCGATGGTAGTGCTGTCCTTTGGTAGTAATGATCCTTCAATTACCGAAATGTTTACCTTTGGAGGTGTTACATCCCCTATAAATTGGAAGTCATCATCATACACATATAAAAGTTGCACATACCAGTTATATATATCATCAGCTAATTGTTCGAGATATTCACTTACACCACCACCGATTCGATCTGTATCAAGAGTTCTATTTATTATTTTACCACGCACAGTCTTTTCTTTTTCAAGTCCGGCTGGGCTAGATCCTCTAGTTCCGAATATATCTCTAAGCCTCTCACGGGTATCTAATAGATCGTTATATACATCATTGGGCAAACCTTTGATGTCCGGAAAGTATATCGCATCCTGTGGTGCTCCAGCAGGTATTACAACCGAACCACCCTTCCTTATCGCATCGTTTACAGCTTTGGCTTGACCTTGAGTCAACCCAGAACGCTCAAGTGAAATAACGGCACCGCCATTCATCCTGTCTGCGTTTTTGTCAATTTGCTTAAATCGCTTGTTAATTCTATCTTGGTTCGAAAGGTTTTGATGAATCAACCCTGTTTTATCCATTGGCTGTTCACCTAGATTATAGACAGATAGAAATTCGTACGGCATTTTTGGCACTGTGAAATGGTTAATCCCTTTGACTTCGGTTGGTTCGCCAACTGTTTCAGCACCAAATTCGTCAGTGGTTGTTTCGCCTGGCATCTTACTATCATAATTCCAATGGGGATTCTTCTTTTTAAGTAAAATTACCTTATTGAGCTTCCAGCACATGAACTCTGAAGTCCACCATTCAATAAACTGGATTTCAGTGCCTCCCTCTTGCTTGTCAGCTAATTTTTCAAGTTCAGCTTTAGCTTCTTTAGATGCGTCATCACCTATAATTGCAAGGATTATATCTTTAGAAAGTTTGCGATGTTCTCCTATTCGATTACCACCGTACCCATCCTCATCAATCGTTGCTTTAGGATCGAGTATTATCCTCTTTGGCCTTATAACTCTAGACACCGGGATATCGCGATCTAAATCCCACCCTAGTTTCACAGCGCCTAACTGGTATAGAGCCCAATGTCGAGATACACGCTTTAATTTCAATCTGATTTTGTTTAAATCGGCAAGCTCTCCAAGCCTTATCTTTACCTTGGTTACATATTTCTGATTCTCTTCGTTATCATCTTCACCAGATTCAAGCTTTATCATTGGTTCAGGATTACGGCGTGTAACTTGCGGTAGATAGGTTTCCAACGATTCAAATATCATATTGTCTACTGACCCTTTACCTCGCCGTGAATGACTGTCGATTTTTGGTAAATCAAACTGATCACCTAACCAATACTTCTCATTCTCTTCAATCTCTTTTTCCCACTTAGATCTCTCAGGTGATTCTTTCCATAATTTCTCCCACGCATCTGTGAGTTCAACAATCTTCTCATCGCTCATTGTAAGCTTAAGTTCAGGCAGTTTTTCAGATACAATACCCTCTTTGGTTTCAAGGGTGCCATCATCCTTTTGTTTATTGATGTCGGATCCAAGAGATTCGGCTCCGGCGATATCTATATTGTTATTATCAGACATATTTTTTGTTGTTTATAAAAAACAGACTAGAGATTTTGCAATCACCTAGCCTATTTATTTCACCGGAGCAGCATGAGGCCGATGATTATACATTAATAATTAAACTGTCAGTTGCGCTTCCCTGACTTCTTCAGTATAGCATATATTAATTATTGACAACTGTGGATAATGTGAGACCTAACTAGGATTTGAACCTAGATTTTCCAATTAATGATGGAGGGATCACGCTTCGGATGTTTTACCTATTAAACTATTAGGGCATAGCGGAACCAGTGGCTCCGCCGTCGGAATATTATACCATCGCACAGCAATCTGACCTTCCACACTTACGACATGAGGTAGGTTGCTCTTTGGCAGGAGCTTCTTCTTCAGCCTTTTCCTCAGAACCCTCCTCTTTTTCAGAATCCTCTGCTTCTGTTTCTCCTTCGGACTCGGCTACTTGAGGAGTCGTTTCCGAGTCGTCTCCTGGTGCAGGAACTTCTGGTGCTGTTCCTGTAGGTACCCCTTCAGGAGCAACTTCCTCTTCGCTGGCTACATTGTCTTGTTTTTCTTCTTCAGCCATAATATTAAAAACTTTTGTTATTGTTTATTTACGAATAGTCGACCTATTATCCGTTCTACCTAATTTTAGTATTTTATTGTGGTATACGCCAATCCTCTTCTTGATCCTTCTCCATGAGATCAAACATTTCTTCTGGATCAAATTTCACTGTACCATCTGGTTCTACCATGTAACTATCAGCTTTCGGTTTACTTTCAGGCTGTATAATATGGCCCATTCCGGCAAACCTCATCATCCCTACTCTCCAGAATACTGTTGCTAAGGCCTTGTGATCTCTACCGGAACGTATCCATTTATAGCCCTTCACCTGATTTGTGTCGGGATCCAATATCTTCATCTTGGTCAAGTGATTCCAGTCTAGCCAATATTCGAACCAGTCTTGCTCAGTTCCGTGTACCTTTATACGCTTGTTTCGGAACTCACCTATCACAAGAGTTATAGCTCTATCTCGCTCAACTATAACTGTTCCGTGTTCATCTCCCTTGCCCCATTTCGTAAGTTCTTTGGTTTTCTTGTCACCACCGAGCGAACACAAATATACTCTGCCAGGCCATCGGGCGTGAAATTTCCTAGCACCTATAAGATCACCACCTTGGTCAATAACAGCGATTGCTTTCGGCCATCGTTCCATTTGCCTGTCCAGTTCATCATAATCAGATGCTTCGCCATGGAAGAATAGCCCATTTGCGTTACCCATCACGTAATCGAGCCTAAGCCCCGTATCTATCCCTATTACGATTCTATCGCTCCCAGGGGCTGCCCACGCCTCTCCTGTGAGGTTCTGCATGAAGTGTTGGCGGAGCAGTTTCGATGACCCATCAGCATATGGTAGCCCAAGCACTTTGTTATAAAAGAATTCAAGCGTACTCTCGGGATCTTTATATTTAGCAACTATATCCCTTGCAGTAATCCATGGAGCTATTAATAAAGGAACCCAATATCCGCTTATCTTTCGGTTTTTGTACTTTGCGACCCATTGGCCATTTCGCCGGGATTCCCGGTCAAGTTCACCGCCGCACATTTTACATATAAATATCTGCCTTTCAATATCAACGCTCATGCTCCTGGGATTATCCGTATCCCAATCCATGTAGTGCCACTTCTTGCAATGCGGGCATTTAATGAACCAATGTTTCTGGTCGCTTTTGATCCAATCGAGGTGAACACCTGTTTCGGGTAAGCTAGGGTGACTGAATGTATGCACCTGTTTTAACTTCGAGTGTTGCAGTCGGGCTTGATACTCATTAATGACATCTAATTTTGAGCTATCCTTCTCATCGTGAACCAATCTGTCAGCTGTGATCATGATTGCGGACTTCTTAGTCCATGTGCCTCGGAAGTAAATCATCGACAGACCTATAGCTTTCTGCTCAATTGAATCCTTGTCGGCTACATCCTCGAGCATAATCGGATTATTAGCAATAATTCTATTTACCTTTCCTCCTACGAATACACGAGAGTCCTGGTCAGTAGGCAGGGTGTAAATAATATCCATTTTATGCTCTTTAGCATCGTAATGATTTTTAAGGATCGAACACGTCGATAATCCTACCTGTGCAGCTTTCAAAATTGTTAGATACTGTGATTGGTCAAGATATATATCATATAGAAATAAGTGGTCATAGAAGTCTATCGGCTCACCTTTCTCATTGGTGATTTTATTTTCCCTTAGCCACTTGTGGATCTTGCTTGCTGACATCTTTTTTTGGTTTAGGTTTAGGTTCCTCTTTTTTAGGCTCTTCTTTCTGATCTGGTCCCTTGGCATATAACGCACGCAAATCACTGTTATATTTTCTCGTCAGTGCATCGACTTCAGCATCACTTCCTTCCACTTCAAGCATAGGTACTGTAGATTTTAGTTCTTGTAATTCACCAAAGTCGCCACGCATACTCTTGTGATTCTTGGCCCACCACTTAGCTTGATCTATGTTGCCCTTTATCTGATCAACCAATTCTTTCTTCGCATTCATATTGGGGTGTAGTCTAAGTTGCTGTTTTATCTCCAAGAACTCTGGGTATTTCTTTTGGTAATTATATAGAGTACTTGTTGAGATACCTGCATATAAACACGCTTCTTCGTCACTAAAAGTGTACATGAAAGCGTCCTTTAGTTTTTGGAGGACTTCTTTAGTAACAACCTCGGGTCGCCCGCATTTACAGGCACTCTTAGGCTTCTTACATTTTCCACAATTTTCAGGTTTGCTCATATTGCGCCTTGGCCAGGAGTCGAACCTGGATCTCCCGAGTAACAAACTCGGTTATTCTTACCGTTAAACTACCAGTGCTTTACTGTCCAATAACTGTCTAATATGGACATCTGTGTTTATCACTAGTCTGTTGATGGACAGTTAGCTTATAAAATGTCTACTTGTTGGATGGAGCAGATTTGAACTGCCTCCCTCACTACCACAAAGTGATGTGCTACCAGATACACCACCATCCACATGTTAAACCCTTTCCCCCGATGGCGATTACGATTAACGATTAAAAACCACAATCGCATCAGGAGTCAAAATGACCTCCCGACTTTCGTCAGGGGAAAAGATTTAATTGTTAAAGTTATGCTGGCTACTTTCTTTCGATTTCACCAGCACTAACGATTTGGAGGTTTGAATTTGACCTTGAAAATCTTGAAGCCATCACACTTCATACACTTTCCATTGATATAATATCCCTGGAGAGTTTTGACTGTCCTGCGAACTTCGATCTTGCCTCCGCAGTCACACTCATAGCCGTCTTTGGTTTTCTTAATTACCATTATTCACCTCCGCTTGGTACTTGTAGTTAAGAGTCGCCATGCAGTGCGGGCAGGTTACTTTAGTCTGTTGACTCAAATTGCGAATCCACACCCTCATTTCTCTATTACAGAAAAGACAGACTATTTTTATTCGAATCATTTCTTACCTCCTAAATGTGCTGACTATATTATACAGTATTTTATCATCTCTGTCATTTTAGTTTTTCTATTGCTTTAGGAAATTTCTTTAGTAGCTCAAAAATTGCATCTCTATATCCTTTCTTGTAATCAGATGTATGAATTGTACCGTTTTCCCCTACACTTGATACATCCATACTATCTTCAAATCTACCAAGTCTTCCGCTTATCATCTCTATAATCTCATTCTTTTGGGCTTGGAGTTCATCATTGATAAAGTTCTTAACAAATCTAAAGTTATATGGATTATCAGTTCTGATACAATGTCCTATTTCCTTGAATCTCTCCTCCCATCCTTCTTTTTTGTTTTTGTTATTTGGCATATTTTCCATGTAATTTTACTCTACCTTCGGGGCATTTATGGTCAAAACAGTGCGGACATCTCGTTTCCTCTAATTTATCTTTATCAATGTAAAATACTGCTGTGCAATCTAGGCATTTTACCGCTACTAATTTGTTTTTATTCTGTGAACACCAAAGCATGTGATTCTCTGTACCATCACTATATGGTTCGGCTTGGCATTCTGAACATACTTTAATTTTTTCTTGTATATTCATGGTTAGTTATTTATTAAATTCTATAAAATCTCTGATAAAACTATGAACTAACAAATGATGCCTTTTACATACCCATCTTACCAATAAAGGCTTGGTATAATCATGGTGGTGTCCTTCTGACTTGGGATTCCCACAGAATTCACAGGGTTCTCGTTTTATTTTCCCTGTCTTTAGTGCTTTGCGAAATTCCATATTAGCTTTAATTTTAATAGGATCAGTTAGTTTATCTTTTGATGTATAATTTCTTGCCGTATTCTCTTTATATTTATCCGTATTTTTCTTACGCCATCTTTGATTTGCCTTTCTACCCACAATTTTGCCTCCACTGTAATACCATTTTTTATACGACTTTTTATGACATTCTCGACAATGAGATGATCTACCATCTTTCTTTAACTTTTGTGGCGGAAAATCACTCGACTGTTTTTCTATTTTACAACTAGTGCACTTCTTCATAATTTATCTTGGTTTTATTGGGGTTAGTGATTCTCAATTGTGTGTTTCCTAATTTCAAGTGCAAATTCTCCTAATTCTTCTAAAAATACATCAAATAATTCATCCCACAAAGTTGTATCATTTGAAATAAGACCGTCTTTAATAGCAATACTTTTTATATTATCAAATCTTTTTCTTATCTTTTTAGAGGTATCTACTGTAATAAATTTTCTTTCCTTGTATTTGTTCTTTCTCATATTCCTTTTATTTACTTTGTTGATTAGATGAAGGGCTGGGGGCTGGGTGGTAGATAATATAGAAATTGGTTAGATTCTTATAAGCACATCTCCATTTTTCTCATCGTGCTTATGACGTTTTAATTCTTTAACATCGGCCTCTAACTCTGCGACTTTTTCTTCTAAACTTTCTCCAGTTTGATATTCACTTTCAAGGATACTTTCAAATGGCTCACGCTTTCGTAGTTCTGCATATGCCTCTTCATACCCTTCTTTTGTTTTACCATCTTCGTCTACTAAACTTTGTAAGAGATTTAGTAACTCTGTGGTTGTCTTGTTCTCCATAGAATTAAATCTCCATACTCTACACACCCAGTACCAAGCTCTCCATCTCTATTTACCCTTTTGAGGGGATTAGAAATTTATCGCCATAAATCCAATTAACCAACCAATATATATTTTCAGTCTTCTAGCTCCCCAATCCAAGGTGATGGTGGGTAATAACTCTGAGTATCCTATTGTTCTTTTGAAATTTATTCTCATATTATTTTTTATTTATTTGGTTTGGTTGGGGGGTAAAGTTCATTTCCCCAGTTTTAGCTGTAAACATAAAAGTTTTTCCAAACACACAAGCAATAAATGCTGCCCAAACAAACTTCCAACCAATCCAGCCAAATTTAATATCTGTATATCCAGCTCGTCTATTTACTTCAACTATAAATTTCTCCATATTATTCTCCTTTCCCCCTCACTATTCCCCATAGGGTGTTAATTGATTTAGTTAGTTGGTTGATTTTTTCTACAACTTCTTCTTGACTTGGTATTTCTTTATATCCACATTCAGAAACAAATCCACCTTCTTCCTTTTTCTCATAATACTCACGCTTATATTTCGGCAGTAATTCTATCTCTTTCTTTTCTTCTTGGTCATATTCGGGATTTCCAGTTGAATTACGAGCACCTAAATCAACTTTCTCCTCTCTCTTTTCATTATGGCAGGGGCAGTTTGGGTTTGTGCAAGTGATTTGAGTCGGATGATTTAATATAGATTCATATTTTATACACTTCTCACAACACTCCCCTTCGGGCTTTGCTAAAAGCGTGAGGTAGTTGGCGAATTTTCTAACGAGGTTCTCTGTATCTACCCAACTTAAAGTTTTTACTCCTGGATAAGGCGTATTTTCGTTCAACCACTTTTCTACTTCTTTTTTGTAATTCATATTCATGGTTTATTTCTTCTTAGCAACTTTTAACTCAACTTCTTCTACTTCTAAACACCCTGGATGAACACAAAATCTAACTACGGTGCATTGTCTTAATTCTCTTTGGTCATTACGATATATTTCAGCTTCGTTATATTTCCATTCGTGTACGTGTGGTCCTTGTGCCATGTTTTACCTCCTTTCTACTGATAATTTTGTTTTTAAACTTTGAATAATGGTATGCGGTTCATGCCCCATTTTCTGTCTTTCTTTTATAAATTCCAATATATCTTCTTTTGCTTTTTCCATGCCTCGTCCATGTATTTCTTTTACCACCGATCTACATCTATTCTTTCTGGGTTTATCCAATTGATCCCAGAAATCCATAGATCCACCTCCTTGTTCGGAATATTCCTTCCCCCAGATAACCATAGCAACTACGGCTTCCGGTGAAGGGTTTAAATTTCTTGTTTGGTCTACTTCAGCCATTCTACTTTTTGTTTGCCTCCTTCAAACGAAGTTCGGCATTGCATGTTAGCTTTTTTTACAAATGTTATTCTTTCTCCTTTGAAAGATTGGGGTTGAGCCCCTTTATAGTTTTTAGATTTCTTAGGCATTATCGACTATTCTTTTCCATTACATTATTCCCCCAGACTACGAAGAATAAACCTACTGCAATCTGCCAAGAACTCCAAATCCATATCATAGCTAGTCCACCAAATACGAGTACGAGCGTAAAGATTGGTGTGATTAATTTTTGATATTTTGCCATGTTGATAACTTTCTAGACACTGTGTCAATTAAATTATATAATATAGAGGTTATTGATACAGAATAAAACGACGGTTTTCCCGAGGTATATCCAATAATTGGTCCTCGGTTTTTATTTTGTTTACTTTTCCTCGAACACGATAGCTTTATTAGCCCATACAGCAGACTCTTCAAGCCTTGTGAGAGCTAAACTCTTCTCTCTACCATCTGGTAGGGTCTCAAGCTGTGCATAGAGAGCTTTATAGGCATCCCTATTCGCCTGCATATCTTCTTTCTGCTCGTCTGTTGGTTTGTGGTAATCAAATTTATCTTTCATATTTCACCCCACTTTCTTTTAAAATGCACGAGCTGCATCTATAAATGCTAGAATCACTGGCTCGATGCCATAATGAATCAATGCAACAAATAGACAAGCCGTGATTAATGCTAATACTACTGTTGAAATTATAGTTGATGATTTGGTCATTATTTTATTTAATCCCTATCCCCCGGCTGCCAACCTATCCAGGACAGTGTTGACGGTCTGGGTCGATGCAGACACCGAGGGAATCAACCAAATGACTCCCAGTAAGGAAAATGTTTGAAGATTAAACCTTACCGGGGGGTAGAGATCAAATTAATTATTAATTACCACTGCTCCTGTTTACCATTGCGAATTATTTTGTTACTGCCGACAAATTTACAGTATCGGCTCACTATTACATCCACATATTTTGGATCTATCTCCATCCCATAGCATATCCTTTTTGTTTTTTCGCAAGCTATAAGGGTTGAGCCTGAACCTACAAATAAATCCAAAACTGCACCCCCAACTTTAGAACTATTCTTCATGGCTCTGACCGCCAATTCGACTGGCTTCTGTGTTGGATGTTCGTATCTAGTTTCTTTATCTACTTTCCATACATCGCTATCGCTACCAGCAAACTTTCCGTAATAAAAACATAATTCATATTGACCTCGGTATCCTTTACCAAGCCCAAAATTATTTTTTACCCAGACTATGACATCTCTTGGCTTTTGGTTAAGGTTCGCTAAATTATAGGCATTACCCCAAATATATCTCTCTTCAATATCGTAGGGAATACAATCATAGAATTTCTGCACATCTTCATCGTCACCTTTTAAATCCATATTGTTTCTACCTCCATAGCCACCAAGTCCATAAGGTGGATCAGTAAATACCATATCTGGTTTCTGCTCATTCATTAATTTTTCAACGTCCTCTTTTTTTGTGGAGTCACCACATATAACTTTGTGGTTTCCTAGCTGGTAAATATCACCTAGTTTAGACTTCGGCTTTTCTGGTGTAGCAGGAACTTGATCGTCTTTATCTTCTGGCTTTAAAATTAAATCCGTGTCGAATCCAGTGAGAGAAACCATTGGTAGTGAAAGGGATTGAAGCTCTGGTAACACAAGCTTCATATCCCAATCAGATTCATTAAGTTTATTATCAGCCAATCGATACGTCTTTTCCTGCTCTGGCGTTAGTGGAATATTGGATGGCTTACCACTTAATGTTTTCCCTATATCGTCAATGATCCATACTGGGCTCAAGCCAAGCTCTTTAGCATGTTGCACGTAGGCCTCGTATCTGCCATGACCGACTACAATCACACCCTCTTGATTAACGATAACAGGTTGTCGCCAACCAACCTCTTTTATTATATTAGCAAGCTGGCGAATCTGTTTTTTCGGGTGTTTCTTTGCATTCTTCTCATATGGTTTTATTCCCTTGATTTCCATCAGATTATTATATTCCCGCTGATGCATCTTCGTAACTTGTACCTCCCTTACTTGCATCATTATCATCTTGTGCAACAGGTTCAGGCTTTCTAAATTTAGAAGATCCTTCTGGCTCAATAATCATAAGTGATACATTGGCTTTCTCTCGCGCACCGATTGTTCTTATAAATATTCGCATTGCATCCGCAGTTTTTCCTTTCTTACCAATAACTCTTCCCATATCTTCCTCTGCTACATGAAGTTCTAATAGAACTCCTTTCTCATCATGCTTAACATCTATTTTTACTGCTTCCTTGTTTTCAACTATATTATTAACAAGATATTCAAGACATTCTTTTGCTTTTTCCATATTTTTATAAGCTGTCTGTTAATTGTTTTTTCGTTGCAAAAACAAATTTTGGCTCAATATAACTACCATGTGCGACCCCTATCCCACCATCATCATATTCTCCGCCACTATAAGAAGATACGGAGAATCCATATTTTAGATTATTATCATAATAGAATACTGCCTGAATTACTTTCTCAATAACTTTTCTACCTTCAATAAACCACACATTGTCACCCACGTTAAACTTTGGTTTTTCCCTTTTTTCTTCAGCCATATTTTTACTCTTGTTTAGTTGGTACTTCTGGAAATTCGACAATCATTCCAGTGCTCTTTAATAATATCGATACTGTTGATACCGCACTCTCTATCCCGGCGACAAGTACATCAACTGGATCCATAACTCCTACTTCAAGATAATTTCCCGTTTTACTGGTAACCATGTTTATAGCTTCATCTGGCTTCTTCAGGTCAACAGTCATCTCTATCCCCATATTTTCGCATAGCTGATCCATCGGAGCCTTGAGTGCTACATTCATGATTGCACTCTTAGTCTTGATTCTAGCTAACGATAAACCGCCGCCACATACCACACCATTGTGAAGTGCCTGACGTACGGAACTCACGGCATCTTCTACCTTGTATTTTATATTCTTCTGTTCACTATCGGTGTATGCACCCACTCGGATTACAGCGATAGTATTCTCAAACATGCCGATACGTTTCATAATTGCCTTTTTCAGTGCCTCGTTTTTCTCTGCATCGTGTGCTGTTCGAAGAGAGGCGATTGCCTTCTTTACATCTTCATCCTTACTCTTTGGTTCGAGTATGATCGTTTCAGTACGTCTAACGACAACCTTATTAGCTTGGCCAAGATCTGCTATTTCAGCGAGTTCTAGCTTGTCACCTTTGGATTCACTAAATACCTTACCTCCTGTTGCGGTTGCAAAGTCGTCAATCCAAGTTTTGTCATGCTTGGGACCAACTATGGCCACAAGATTGAATTTACCTTGAATCTTATTAACAACTGCTGTTGCGAGTGCGTGCTGTTCCATATTCTCACATATCACTACAAGTTCTCTCCTATTGGCTTTGCTTAATTTTTCCATAATCGGCAATATGTCATTCGTCTCAGTAATGCGGTAATCGGTAATCAAAATGTACGGCTTCTGGATCTCTGCCTCCATCCGTTCAGCATTTGTGATCATATACTGGCTTATGTAGCCATTCTCCACCTTTATCCCATCAGTCGTCTCAACAAATGTTTCAAGGGTAGGAGATTTATCGACTGTAATTACACCATCTTTCCCAAGCTTGTGATACAGATCAGCGATCATTTCAGATATCTTTTCGTCGTCAAACGATATACGGGCCACTTTATAAAGATCTCCTAGAGAGGTAATTTTCTTTGCGTCCTTCTTCAGTATCTCGGAGATATATTTAGATGCAACCTTAAGTTCATTAACTATCTTGAGATTGTTACGCCTTGGTTTCCTTGCAGCTTCACTCATAATCGCCTGTAGAATAATAAGCGACTGCGTTGTGCCATCACCTGCCCTGTCGTTCGTCTTGATTGGTGTCTCACGAATAATATCTATAATTGCTCTTTCGGATGGATCATCTGTTTCGTAATCTCTGGCGATTTGCACACCGTCATCAAATACACCTCGACTGAGCATTTTTGAAACGATGACATTATTCCCGGCTGGGCCGAATGTTGGTTTAATAAGATTAGTGAGGTTATCTACGGCTAACTTAATTATCTCGAATGTTTTTTCGCTGTTAATTTGTACTTTACTCATTAGTTATATCCTTTCTCTTTAATTAAGAAGTTTACGAACCCTTGGAGGGTTCCTATATCGACACGCGATGATTCACTTTTTTGCACTTCAACTGCCATATACTCAGCCACGCTCTGTGCGAGTTTGGCATGAGGTTTTTTGGGAAATAGCACTTCCGCTACTTCTCGAATTGTTGAATCTTGAAATTTGTAGATCATATTATTATTTTTAGTTTTTCGGGACTGTTTACTCTGTAATATACTCTCTTGGTTGCACCAAACTTCTGTGCATAATTTCTGACATGAGCTTTGAGATATGCCACATTATCAATGCGACCTTTATAGCCTTTTTTCCATCGGAATTTCTTGTTGCATATCCTACATACCTCATATTTGACATATATACCGTTATCCAAAATTTTCATGTCATGTGGTTGCCCAAAACGACATCCGAATCTTGTTCTATATCTCATCATGATTATTCTTCTACTACTACGGCTAAGACATCTTCATCAAATAGGAGTATGTATTCATCGTCCTTATCTTGCTCAAAACCTATCGGCTCACCAGCGAACTGACCATAAATGACGCGATAACCCTTTTTCACATCTTTAACTTCAGGGCCTGCGGCTTCGACTGTGCCGATGGCTTTCTTTTCCTTCTCTTCGTTGTCTGGTCTTACTAAACCAGATTCAGTCGTTCCCGATAAAGCTTTATCGGGTTTGACTAATATTTGTGTTTTTCTTGGGATAATTTTCATATTATTTTTTGTTTAACTTTATCCATAGATTTTTTACTGCTTGTTCTGGGGTTTTGCCAAATTCTTCAAAGTTATTTCCATTCTCGTCAAAAGCAGAATGAGTAACAGCTATCCAACTAGTTTCAAGCTTTTTTAAATGGGAAAAATCATCTCCACACGCCTCTATAAGTTCTGAGAGGGTGGGGATATATTCTTCAAATGGATTTCCCTTTATTTCTTGCTTGGGTCTATCAGCAAATTGAACTGACCAACTATTTGGTTCACCCTGTGGAAATCCCGCATCTTTTAACTCTTTTGCGTCTTTGTATGATAGTTTATTCATCGTAAATCTTTTATGGGAGTATCTTCGCCTTTTTCTCTATTCTTAGCAATAACTTCATCCCTAATCTCATCGGCCTCGCTAATAGGTTCGACTATAAAGCCCTTTGGTCTAGGCCCGGCATTCTCTACTATCTTCTCCATCACAGCCAACTTCGGTTCGATTTTACTTCTGAAATATATCAGTACAGATACAATAGTACCCATTATAGACATACCGACAATGATTCCAAGTACGAATAACATATTATGCTTCTGCTAGATTACCCTTTTCTTCTTCTACTTTTTCTTTAATATCGACAGGTCTACCTTTTGATATTTTGTCAGCATCAACCATTATTGGTATTGCCCCTAGTCTACCATCAGGCATTACTACCGGTTGTGCAGAAATACCAAGTCTAAATTCTGCCAGTAATGGAGTTACCTTCTCATTAAATGCATTGACTCTTTTTTGGAGTTCTTCAGGAACACTAGGTGCTTCAGGTATTCCAGGTGCTTTTGGTTGTTCTTCTTTCATGGTTTTTTTTGTTAATTATTTATACAGCAAAAAGCCACACTGATTCGTGGCTATTTTGACTTCTTTTTCTTCTTACCCCAACGGGCTTGAGCGCCTTTTTTACCGATCTTGCTCATGTAGGCCTTCCCACGCTTACGAGCTACCGATTGACCTCCGAGTCGACCGAGTGCAGCGGCATCTTGATTCTTTTTTTGTTTTTGGGTTTTGACCTTTTTAGTCATGATATATTAATTATATAACAATCGCTTGGCATCTACAACCTGTTAATGTGGATAAATTACTGTAATTGTTTTCTCATTATTTCCTCAATACTTGGGAATGCCTCATGTATTCCGTGCTTCGCGAGGTGTCGATTAACTGTATCAAATATCTTATCAATATCTTTTGTTGTTAATTCAGTGGTACTCTTTTTCCCGAGCTGTAGCCTTTGGATTGGACGCCATAGAAAATCTTTGACTGTGCCACCGGTCCACGGAATATCTATCTCTGGTTTTAACACTGCTTTCATGTCTAGCCCAGCATCATTTAATCTCTCAGCTATTAAATTGAAATACAGATGCAACGCTCTGTTCTGTCTTAAAGTTCTTTTTTCTTCTTTTTTTTCTGGTGTTGGTACCATTTCTATTGATTAGCTTTGAAAAATGCTTTAGCGAATCCTGTGGGAGTTACTGCTCTCCGAGCCGCTTGTTTGCTTCCAGTGAAATCTGAAATGCTTGGTAGCCTTCTGTTATTTATAGCACAAGCCGCTTCTTCTTCCTTTGTTAGCTTGTAAGGTTTCTTTGTCGGCTCTTTAAAATATCCCCATAAGTCCGTTTTTTTAGTATAGGGTTCTTCGAAATCACAAGGATTAAATGTAAATGGTGGCCTACCTAGAAATTGCCGGAGATAACCCATAGGATTTTCTAATGCCCAAAATGCCAGTTTATCTTTATATCTGCAATGCCAAATTATATTCAGGCAAGCTATCACTGTTTCCATTCCTTCCCCGAAATCTCTGGGTCTTTTTGCTCTTGTTCTAGCCAGACTGAACATTGTGCAAGGCGGTGCGGCGAGTATTCCATACACGTTGTTTGGTGGGTTGAAAGTCCTAACATCGTCATCTGGAAAAGTAATCACCCTAACATCATACCCAGCATCTTCATACGGCCTACTCCAAGCTCCAGTCCCACCGCATAGATCTAAAATTATTTTCTTCATTTACTCTCTTTCACCTTATAATCAAGACCTACAAGATACTCAACTACTTGTTCAACACTATCTTTCTCAATTTTCTCCATCCACGCTGCATATTCCTCTGTTTTAGGTTCTTTAACTAAGTTTTTTGCAAATTGTCTAAGCTCTGCTTCATTCATAAGATTAGCTGTCACTATATCTAATCCTATTGGTGCTTCAACCTTCCACGTTCTGATTTTTTGTTTTTCTTCAGTCATGATTTTAGCGTTTTTTATTGTTTTGTTTTATCTTCAATAACTTGGCTATCGCAAGAAGAGAATGGGCACAAGATTCTGTATTGATTGCGGCAGCACGCCACGCACTATTTTTACAATCTTCTCCTAAACGCTTTTCCGCTTTTTCTATAAGTTTATCTATTTCTTCCATGTTTTTTTGTTAATTGTTTTTAAGCTCCTAATTGTGCTGAATGTTTCCCAACCTCGTGTGCCACGTCACAGTCACTACAATATTGAACATCCGGCAATTGTGCTTTCTCCTCTTCAACTTCAATCTCATCGAACCACCTATGTAATCTAGCCTTACTACTAAAGAACCATAGCGCGCCCCTCTTAGCATTATTATCTATGAACCATTTGTCGTTCGCTCGATTTTCAACAATCTTACAAAGATCATCTACATTGAAATCCTTTAAAGCATTAGCTATAGCTCTTCTTGTTGGTTCTGTGCTTCTCGATACTCTGATCTGTTCGTTAAACATACCAAATATAGTATCTATATCTTTATTACTATTAGTATTATTATCGTGTAACATTTCTTTACTATTTAGAGTAACGTTTCTTGACACACTTGAGTCAAGTTTCTTTACACTCTGTCTATTAGATAGAACTACATTGTCATACCATCTTTGAGTTGTTCTAATATGATTCGTTTCTGTGTTTCTCTCGATTAGATTTTTCTCTTCCAATGAGTTAAGAATTGTATGTATACTCTGCCTTGATAGATTTAAGTTGTCACCAAGTGTTTTCTTAGAGGCATAGCACCAACCGATAATATCACTCTTAGGATTGTGTGATAGATGATATATAGAATCAGCAACGCAGTATTCAGCTAAACTTAAATCAAATTCAATTCTCACCTCATGATAAATCATCGTGTATTTTAGTTTTTCTTTTTGCTTTTTATCCATATAGTTATATTATAGCGTGCGATTGGTATAATGTAAAGTAGACAACCCTACTCAGATGGATCAAAAGGCTTCGTTATCCACCCAATTATCGCCATTACTATAAATATTGCCAGGATTACCAATACAAGTGGCCACAGACCTAATAATGTAATGAGAATCGCTGCTGTTATAAATATCAATAGTTTCATTACATTGCAGGAGTAGATTCCTCCTCTTCTTCATTATTTCCTTCTAATGATGCAATATAGTCACCTTTATTTTTAAATACTACATCTTCGATGAATACTTCATCCATTTCATATTGTTTTTTAACCTCAAACGCATAGTAGTACGATTCTCTCTCGGTATATTGTACTATTGCCACAATTGTACGTTCCTTAGCTTCGTTATTCTTTACCGCCCACACCTTATCGTTGATATTATATTTTGGTAATTTTTCCATAATATTTTTTGTTAATTATTTATTCCCTATTAAATTGTTCTTCAGTTTCCGCATCGACCTCCCCAGATACCATCTTGCTAACTATTTCATTCATCTTATCTGCTGTAATGATGAACCCGCAAGGACAGACAAGCTGTTGTTTACTGATTTGATAGCCTAGCTCTAGGCCGTCCTTGGGGCATTTATTTCTTTTCAGGTTATACCATTTCATTGATTTCCCGTTCTATCTCTTGAACACGATCATATAATATATCTGTGTGGACTAGATCATTTTCATCGCCACGACCAGCTATATCTTGAATGTTTTTTGCTTCTTCTAATATAATTCCAAGGATAAATCTTTTCGGGTTTAACTCTTCCACTAGACTACCAATCTCCTCTTCGTCAAATATCTGTTTGATAAATTTTGATATTGAAGAGATAGAGATACCTTGCCATTCTTTCCTTGTATTCTCTAATGCTTTAAGCAAATCCATCTCAGTATCTGCTTGTGCTTTTTTTTGTTGTTCTTGGTTTCCCATGATTATTTCTTATTCTTCGCATACCACTCCGCTTGCAGTTCTTTCTCTCTTCTCTTAACTGCCAACAGACCTAGGAATGCTGGGAAGTCCTTTTTATGATCTTCGTCTGAGACAAAGTGCGGATGGAAATCTCCAGTCTTTTTATCGAAGTGAATCAAGATTGCTCCTAGATCCTGCTTTCCATGCTCTTCAAGATATGCCTCTTTGTAACAAGCAATCTGATACTTCATGTCGTTGTAGATTCCGGAGGAAGTCTTGTAGTCGAGTAAATATCTCTTGCCTTCGATCTCAACGACAGCATCAAAGGTACCAGAATATTTATGCTTCTTAGAGTACACAAGGGTTTCAATCTCCAAGAATTTCACATCATTCTTATTATACCAATCGAGGAAAGCATTGATCCCGTTTTCGACTGGTTCTGGCAGATCATCCAGTTCTGATTCTGCAACCTCTTCCCCAGCCATTTTAGCTATAGCAAACTTCTCTGCAAAATCATGGACCATAGATCCAAATGTTGCAGCTTCTTCTAGCTTCTGATCGTGCTTGACCTCAGCCTCAGCAATTATTGGCATCAACTCACCCTTTGTGAACTTGTCTACCTCTGCTCTCTCGAGGTATTCACGAATGAATGTACAAGCAAGCTCTACGGCCCACTTTTTAAGTGGACGGCTTTTATCTAACATCCCGGTAGCTCCTGTAGCTGAGATGAGATAACTTTTATCTCCCTGGATCCTATATCTGTGAGATGCAGGCCAGAAATCAATTAACACTTTTCCGCTATATAATTCTTTTGTAATTTTTTCAGCCATTATTTTGCATTGGCTTTCGCCAGTTTAGATTTTGTTACTGCCTTTTTCTTCTTTGGAGTTATCTCATCATCATCATCATTGATGACTGGGATCTCTATCTCCTTCTGTTCCTTCTGATTCTTTGAAGGATTGCTCCATTTATAACTCTTCGTACCATTGCAAGCTGCAATGATCTTTGTGAAGTCTGGTTCAACATACTGGCCAAGTTGCCCAGTTCTGTCTTTACAAACAATCTTGTCATTTGTCGGATCGACGTAAATGACCCTCTTACTTTCTCCGTCCTTTTGAACGACGGTCATATATCCGACTATATCAACCATACTGATTATGTCATTGGATATCTTGGTTTGGATGAGAGGTCTTTTAACCAATCGATCCTCGTCTCCTTTTTCCTCAACGTGAGCAACAAGGATGACGTGTTTACCACTATCTCTAAGAACTTTGAGAAAATTCTTCATGGTATCTTTCATCCAACCCCATCCGGCCATGGAAGGAGATCCGTCTGGCTGGATTAGCTTTCTGTCTCCCTTGGTAACCATGGATGCTTTCAGCTTCTCCATGAGCTCACCAATAGGATCGATGACAATAGTGTCATACTTATCTCCCTTGGCGATAGATCCAAATCCATCTGCGAAGTTCATATCCTTCCAACTTTTGATTTGGGCTACGTCTACTTTAATACCACGTAGACCGAAATACTTAGCTCCATTCTCGCAGTCTGCGATCACAGCTTTTGGAGCCGATGCTGCGAATGTAGTTTTGCCAACTCCACCCTCACCGTAAATGACCATTACTACAGATGGTCTGAACGTAGAGTCTCCTGTATTTTTTATTTCCATTCTATTTTTTATAACCTCGTAGCGAGCAGGGCGATAAGTGCAATGACGACCATGAGTAATTCTCTGTTCGTTATTTTATTTACATCTCGCTTGCTATGTGGGTAATATGATTTTATTTTTATGTCCATTTTTTTATTATTTAGATTATTATTTCGACCATAGAAACTCTGAAAGCTGGGTGGTAGGGATTTGCCGAGAGCAACCAGAACAATGTTCCAATTAACTGCGTGCTATGTTAATAGTGCAGTTGTACTCGTATAGTCACCCTACATAGCAGATATTTGGATTTCCTCGAAGGACTGCCTATAAATCCACGAATTAGCGTCTACCTATTCCGCCACACCCAGCTTTCAAAGTTCCTACTATCTACATTATAGCAACCGCTCGGTATGAGTCAAGTGGATAACTTTTCCTCGCTCCCCCACCGCAAAAACCCCCATTTTAAGGGGTTTTTCGATACCCCCCAGAGTAGGGTAGGGGAGTGCTGTTATTTTGTAACATATCCTAATATTGATGAGTTATCCCAATTTAGACTCCTAGTTGAGATAACCCAGATATCTTCATAATTTCTCTCGACTACAAGAATCTGTTTGTCTAAATCTATTTTATAAACTACTGCTAGATGACCGAGTTCGCTATGGCTTGTGTCAAAGACCACAACAGATTTAAGAGTCGGGGTACTAGAATCCACATACTGTACCCAATCAATAGCATTACCAAAACGAAATATCCCACTGAGAGTTTTTGCATAATTCACACATTGGCCATTATCATAGTCGAA